CCAGACGAGATGTTGCTGGCATTGGTCGTGTCCGTGGTGGCTGAAGCTGCAAGCCCAGACACCGCGCCTGCGGCGATGGCAATAGCTGTGTCGGTAGCCGAAGTAATCTGACCTTGGGCGTTGACTGTCACGACTGGGACAGAACTTGCGGAGCCGTAGGTTGCTGCGCCCACTCCAGTGTTGGCGATGTTAAACGTGTAGGTGGGGGACTCATTCAACCCTGTACCCGCCGTGTATGTAATTGGCGCGGAGAACTGCTGAAAAACAATTGCTGTCGTACCAACTACTATCGGGGGCGCAGTCTGCTGTACCCAAGCGGTGTTGGCATTTGCTGTGCCACTGGTCACCAAGAAAAAGTCACCCTCGTCAATCTGGTCAACTCCGGTTCCAGCGGTGTCAAAGTCGGTTGCCCGAGTCAGGATGTATGGCGTCCCAGCGGAGCCAACCTGGGTGACCGTGTACACACCGTTGTTTGCTTGCGCGGCTTCGTTCTTCACCAATATCCGGTTTGAAGCGACGGTAAGCGTTGAGTCCACAGACAAAGCGCCATTGGCGGTCGCCGTAAGCGTTGCCCCAACCCCAGATGCGCCGTTGTTGTACGTGTTTGCTGGCAGGGCTGCGGTAGTCGCCAAATCCACAGCTTCGTGGAAGTGGATGCCCGATGCAATCGCATCAGCGTACTGCTTGTTAACAATATCTGTGTTGTTGACAGGGGTGGTGGTAATTGTCCCCGAAGTAATGTTGGCCGTGGTGATGTTGGCCGTGCTGGTGCCTAGTGTGCCGATGTCAAGAACGTCAACAGCCAGCCCCGCCGCGCTCAGATAAACCGACCGCGAAGATGGGTAGGTTACAAAGACGTTCTTTGTGCCCACACCAAAGGAAACCAACGAACCTGCATTGCTGGAGGACAGCACAGTGGTACGGGACAGGGTTGTGCCCGAGGCGGTGTATGTGCCAATACCAACTTCCCAGTCGCCAGCAGTCAGGTCTACGATGGTGTAGTACGTGGTGTTACCGGTACCAATGGTAGAAAAGGACTGAAACCCAAGAACGGCTCCGCCAAGCGTAACAGTGCCCGTCCCGGTGGTTACCGTTGTTTCTTGTACCCTGTCTTTTACTACGAGTGCCATGTTTAACCCTGCGTTTTTACAGTCTGCCAAGTGGTGGACTGTGCGGTACTTATCTCTGACCAACCCGCCGTTTGTGCCGCATTGATGGTTCCCCAATTTGCGGTTTGTGCCGCATTGATGGTTCCCCAACTTGCGGTTTGTGCATCATTGATTGCGCCCCAATTTGGGGTCTGTGCATCGTTGATTATTTCCCACAAGAATCGGGCAAGAAGAACATCCGCCCCCACTGCATTTTCCTGTATGGTAGCAAGAAAGACAGCAGAAGCCAAGAGCGAATCCAAGGCAGTCGCCGTTTCGCTAACCTCCGCACCAAAGGTAGATGGGGCCACCAAGGAACTATCGGAAGCCGTGGCCGAATCTTGCACAAACACTTGTATAGACGCCGTGGCGCTAAATAAGTCTGCCCCAGTGGCTATTTCTTCCAGCGTTGAAAACAAGACGCCGTTGGCGCTGACAGAATCCAACGCTGCTACCAACTCTTGGATGAACACGTTGTACTCGAGGCCCGCAATCAGCAAATCCGCTGCTGTGGCCGTTTCGGGTGTTGCAACTTCAAAAACTGCTTGGGCTGAATACAGGTCGGACACACTGGCGGTGTCTGCGTACAACCCCTCAAAAGTTGCCGCAGCCGCCGCCGCATCCAAAGCAGTTGTCGCGTCTTCAAAGTACGCCGGGAATACCACCAAGGCTGAAGGCGTATCCAATGCAGTGGTGCTCTCTGCTATAGCTGCGCTGAAGTCAGATGCGGCAACAACAATGTTCTCGCCAACGGCGATCTCTTCCAAAATCAAAGGCGCAAACAACGCCACCGCATTGACCGCTGTGTCTGACGCCGTTACAGCCTCCGCAACTGCGCTATCGTAAATAGCGCCAGCCCCCGCTAAAGCGGCAAAGGGAGCGGCAGCAAATGCGGAAGTGCCGAACACAAAGGATTACGCAGCGTCAAGGCTGAACGTGTAGGTCACATTCAGTGTGTCGCCACTCACCACGGTACGGTCGCCAGGAGACTGGAAGTCCGCTTCAGAGAACAAAACTCCAGCAGTGCCGCTGCTCACAGTGCACAGAAACGCGCCTGCAACAACACCCCCAGCACCAGAAATGCTGAATGACGAGGGCGAAGCAGAGTTGGTGATGACCGAGGGGTCGGCAGTGGTGGCCGTACCGAACGTCACCGCCTTACGGGAGCCACTGTAGTTGGTAAATTCAGTCCACGCTTTGGAAGCCAAGGTGTCAGTGGCGGCATAGGTCGTGCCAGAACCAGGACCAGTCACCAAGCCCAGAAAAAACGCCGCCGTGTAGGTGGCTCCCTTGAAATACTGGGTGTTCATGTCTTGCAACCCCTCGTTGACCACGAGGTTGGGCATCTTGTCTTCCCACTTCACATTGCCGTCTTTGTCCAAGCACTGGACGTGGAACACGCCGCCGCCACGCGTACCGTTTTGCAAGGCCGTGACCGCAACCAGCCCCGCAGCCACGGTGTCAGTAGATTGAGCTTTTTCGTTGAACATAGGGTGCTCCTTAAACAAGTCGAATGAGTGCAGATGTGCTGGTGTTTGCAGGCATCGTCACAGGGAAGGTGTTGGTTGATGTTTTGTTGCTGCCGAAGTCCAAAACGCACACAGCGCCGTTGGCCCCGGCCTTGTAAATCAAAGCGCCCCTGGCAGTAATTACCCCCGTCCAAGCGGGAGATGAGAAATTGATGAACACAATGCTTCCAGAAGAAGCAAGCTCAGTACCGATGGTGGCTGTTACCACCAAACCACCAGGAGCATAGTTGCCCCCAGATGATTCGCCGTCCGTAGTGTACGCGGTGGTGTTCTGGTCAAGTGTGGCGGCATTGGTGTACAGCGCCAGACGAAACGTGTCTGTCGCAAAATTGATCGTGCCGTTTGCCAGCCCCGAACGAAGCGTGTTGCAACTGTAGTTGCCCGTGAACGCCATCAGCGAACCCCACTATTCTGGGGCAGAGGCGACTGGCGATACTGCCCACTGCGGTACGCATCGCTGCGCTCCAGCCCATCGCCCAGACGCTGTGCCAATGCAAGTGCTTCCTTGTATTTGCCGTCATACAAAGCGATCAAGTCTTGCTCACCCTTCATGAAGGTGTACGCCTCAACCAAAGACCCATACAACAGCACACTGTCAAAGTTGTCACCAAGCCACGTTTGGCCAGAAGCCGCCGTGGTGATGGAGGTGGGGTAATAGTAGTAATGCAACTCAACATCATAGACCGCATCTGGCGTGGGGCCAAGAATGAACGACAACTCGTTGGTGATTACAGGAGATGCATCGTTTGAAGTGGTTGGGCCAAACAGTGCGTAGTACTTGGGCGTTGCGGTGTCCGTGGCTTTGGGGTATGCCTGACGGATGAAGTTCACGTCCTTGTTGAGCAAGAACTCTTGCCCATCAGCAGTGATGACGGCCAACGAAAACGTAGAAAGAAAGTCCGCAGGGCACGACAAGTACTTGTTGCCTGTGGACGTTACCCCCGTCACGTTCTTACGCAGCGAGGGGAACTGAACCGAGTTGTATATACGCTGTTCAGCCTGCGTGATGAAAGTGTTGATCTGTGTCGTTGCAGACACAGTACTCCCACTCGCAAGGTACACATCGGGAAACTGGTTCTCCGTGTACGTCTGAATCGCGTTATACAAATCGGTGTAGTTCATGCCATTGGGCCTCTGGCCATCTTGCCTTTGGTTTGCGCTTTACCGCCACGCACCACAATACCGGAGGTCTTCATGGGTGGGTAGTCTTGACTGCGCGTGTTGGCCACAGCCACGTTTGCTTTGCGCATCGTCTCTTTGGCTGGCTCTTCGCCAACAATCACGTTGGCTACTTTGGTTGCTTGCTTGTAGGTCGCCATATCAGCCTCCACGGCCAGGGCTGCGCTGGTTCATGACCTTGGCCATGTTGCGCCCGTATTTGAGCATGTCGCCGTTGGTCTTGCCGCCAGCCTTAAGCTTGGTCATTGGCTTGCCAGGGTGCATCTTTTTCTCATGCTTATGCACCGCGCCTGCGATCATCTTCTTGTCTTGTGCCAAGTCTTTCTTGTCCATCTTCGACTCCTTATGTCGTTGCTACCGTAACTGTACCCAATTGCACGTTCAAAACCAAGTTATTTGGTGTCAAAGCGGCATCAAAAAATTCTGAACCCCCAACGGGTGTCCAGCCCCACTGAAAAATCCTGCTGCCCCCGCTGAGAATCCCCTGCGCGTCAGCCGCCGAACTGTTGGTCAACACGATCTGCAAGCCTGTTCGACCGGACACTTTGTAGCTGATGTCGGGCCGGGGGTCTCTAATCCCCTGCGGGTCATCCACCGGGTACATGCCCAACTGCAATTGTGGCTGATCGGGGTCCCAACACTGGGGGCACACCTTAAGATCATATACCTTGGTTTTGACAACTTCTTTGCGCAGCGTGGTCAACTTGAAGCGAAACCCGCAACGATCACACTCCGCAATTGAGTTCTTGCCAGACGCAAACCTGTTACCCATTACGTGCCACCCCCAATGAACATCTGCCTGGGCACAAGCCGCAAAGCTGCACGTTCTTGGTCTTCGTCCGCAGCCGTCATCCAGGCTTCGTCATACTGTTGTTTGAGCACGCCCAGGCGCTCCATGCCGCCGGGCACTTTGAGCGCAATGTAGTAGGCCAGCCCTGCTGCCATGCAAGGAACGAACCGGAAGGGCACGTCCATGACGTTCACGCCCCCGCCAGCATCTTGCACCCGGCGCATGCGCCAGTAAACAAACTGGTAGGTCTGGGAGCCATCCGGTGTGGGCCACACCGTGACACGGGGGGCGTTGTTGACACGAATGGGGTTGCCCGCCGCAGGGGTCTGCTGGGTCGTGCCAATCTGTGCACGAAACACGTTACTCAGGGTGTTGCCTGATATGTAGTTGTAGAACACCGTCTCGGTGCCGCCAGCGGTCACGATGTCCACATACCCAATGGCCGGGAGTCCCACAACGGAGTTCAACGTGATCGTTGCCGCAGTTAAGTCTTGGGACACGAACGTCGAAGCGGTGGTGGCCACCTGCCCGTCCAAACGCTGATACCAGACCTGAATGGGACGGGCTTGGTTGAGTTTGTTGGGGATGGTCGCGTAAGTGGACACGCTGATGCGCGTGATGGTCAAGTCCGCTTGGTTGGACAGGATGTTGGCATTGGTGCGGATCACATGATCCAGCAAATCAACAGTGTCGCTGGGGACGGCGTAGGTATTCAGCCCTTGTGTCAGGGTGATCGTGCCTTGCTCAAACGTCCACATGTTGATACCACGATTGGCCCAGTCAGCAAACAGTAAGTTCAGGGATCGACGCGCAGTTCGCAGGTCATACCCCGTGCGCATCTCTGAACCTGCACGCTCAAATGCCTCCTCGACCAACTCAGTGAGGTCGAGGTTAAAGCCTGATTGTCCAGAGGTGACTGCCATTATCTAAATCCCGCCGTTTTCTTTGCAATGCTCTTGGGCTGGGCCACAAACTGTTTACCTGCCGCCTTGCCTTTTCGTTTGGCCTTGGTGGTAGCCGCGTACTCAGCAGGAGACAAGGACTTGATTGCCGCTTCTGGAAGATACCGCTCCCCCGTCTTTGACGACGGCTTCCCCGACTTGGTGCGCCATTTCTGATCGCCCCAATTTTTAAGGGAAGTCTGCGGTGCTTTCAATCGCGGTAGCCCCCGCCAGCAGCCTTGTACTTCTTGGCAACAAGCTGTGCTTTACGTGCTGACCATTGCCCCGCGCCCGTGCCATGAGTTGCTGCGGCTTTTACCTGAGACACAATTCGCTTGCGCAAACTGGGCTTGGTGTAATTGCCAGCGGCATTGACTTTCCCGCCTTCTTTGTACTGCTTGAAGTCGGTGTCGTCACGGCGTTCTTTTCGAACGCCCTTGGGCATTTTGGATGGGCTGATGTCGCCCATCCCGCGTGAGGCCATCATCTCAGCACTTGCCGCCAGACTTCATGCCCAGGGGCTTGGAGCCAGCCATCTTGACCATGGTGCCCTTGGTCTTGCCCTTGGAAGCGATGCCGTCACGGCTGGGTGCGCCAGTCTTGACGCTGCCCATTTTGGCGCTGGTGATGCCACCAGAAGCCATCTTCTTCGTGCCCATTGCTTTTTTCTTAGCAATCATTTCCATGAAAGGGTTCGCTTTAGCCATATCACCACCTCTTTTAAAAGATTTGCCTTTGTCGGCGTTGCTGAAATCTTTGCCCACAGACTGTGGGACCCCTACCTTCTTGGCAAACGATGGGTTGTTGGCCACCGCAGCCATGAAATTGTGCTGTTTCTTACTTGTTGACGGCATCTTTATGTGCCCACCGTTGTACGGTATCAGTTTCCCAGATGCGAATAACCATCCACACGATGGTCAACACGCCGCCAATAAGTGCTACCACGGGCGTCATCCATCCTAAGAACCCACCAAGGCCCATTACTACGGCAGCGCCATCAGTCATTGTTTTTACGTCGTGGTTCATGTCAACACTTCCAAGCCCGCAGGCTCTTGTTAATCCGACTGTTTGGGTCTTTGGCTGTCTTTTCGGATGTGAGTTTTTTCTTCATCCCAGTCATCCTTGCACAGAAAGAGTCGCGCCTGCTGCCGCCCTCTGGCTGCGGTGCTTTCAACCCCGGCTTGCCGGGGTTGGCCTTGTTGTAGGAAGCCCGCCCCTTGGCGTTCAAGCCGCCCTTCTCGGATTTGCCTTCCTTGCGTTGCCATGCTGGTGTTTTAGCCATAGAAAATTGTAATTTTTGCCGTTGCAGGCAGGGTTACGTGTATGTCGGAGTAGAACAAAATGCCTTCTCCGGGGATTGGCAAACCAAACGCTACCAAATTGGTAGAAATATTGAACTGCAACCGAATAGTTCCCGATGCGCCACCATCCCTGATGATTACATCGCCTGCCGTGCCGCCAGAAAGACACTGGTAGCCTTTAAGACGGGTGCGCTGCGACACCAGCGTGCCTGTTGCTTCCGTGTGCGCTGCTTTTACGTCTGTTTGCATCGTCATGTTGTTGCTCCGGTTCTGGTGCGTCTAACCTGTTTATAAGCATCTTGTACGCTTGGATTGTGGCTTGAGATTGAATCAAAAAAGTTTGGGCTTTCTGTGCTTCAGTCTCAAGTTCACGAATCTCAATCTCCAAGAATTCCTTGGTGATTTGCATTATGAGTTGGTCGTAGTCAACATGATGTAGTACGCAGTACCTGCGCTGTCCACAATCTTCAATGAGTTTGTAGCTGCGCCCTGTGTATTGGCAGTAATCATGCCAGATGGAACGTTAAACAAGTTGGCCACTGTGCCAGTGCCGCTGTTTGTGAAGCGGATGAAAGAAGCATTTGTCCAAGTGCCACCAGAGGCAAAGTTAGAGTCAGCTTGAATAGCTGCAATCGTACCGCCGGGGTTTGTAGATGTACCGCCCAATGTAGCGCGAAGAGCGTTACCTGCGCCGGAGATAGTGCCAGAACCGTTGATGCTCAAGCTAATGTGAGCGCCGTTAACAGTACCGCCAGTAGCTGCGCCAGCGCCTGTGACTTGAGTCAGAGCGCGGTAAGTTTCGCCAGAGCCAGTGGATGTAAAAGCCAAACGCTGATAAGACAGACGTGTGTCGCCAGTGGCAGCCGAAGTCGTAACATACGATTCAGACACATTGCCAGCAGTGGTTTCAACAATAGGGGAAGAAGCTGTGCCG